CAGTCTGCTCTGGTATATACATTCCTACCATTAGAATAACTGCCCTGTTGTTTTAAAATGATCTATTAGCTTACGTTTTTTTTCTATTATCATACCTGCACCAGACTCTATTTCATTATACTTATCTAGTGTTAAAGCCAAGCTATCAAATTTTATTGTAATAAAAGGAGCCATACCACCTATATCTCCAGGCTCCATTGATGTGTCTTTTCTTTTTACCATATTACCTAACTGATCTACCATATATACACCAGTACCATCTGTTGTTGTTCTCCATGTACCCCTTAATGTTAGATCTGTATAATATTGTTCTTGCCATTGGCTTTTTGCTGCGTCATCTAATCCTAATGGTGCAGGTGGTGCTTCTATTGTTTCTTTTAAATAATCAACATTATAAACAATAGATGTTTCTAAAATTTTAGATAAAGGTCTAGCAATAGACTCATATTCAATTCCAAATCTAACTGGTGTTTGATTGACTTGTTGAAATGAATGATGATTACCTACAATATTATTATATGCTCTTTTTGCTGCTGCTGCTGGATCGTCTACGATTCCTAGCCTTAGATAATAATTAGCTGTGTTTATTGCAACACCCCTTAAATCTTTTATATGGTCTGATCTACCTTTTGTAAATCCACCACTCAAAACATCATCAAAACCACCACCAACTATACTTATAGAATAATCACTAAATAACGTAGACATTTCCGAGCTTACAGTTTCTCTGTCAGCTTTAGGCACAGCACCATCACCCTGTGAATTTAATTTAATATTGTCTGGTGCGTTAGCTATATACGAATCTTTAATTCTTGTATCTTTAGGATAAGCAAGCAAAAGATTATCTACAATATTAATTTTACCTCTATTTATTAAATGACGTAAAACTTTGTTTTGATGAGCACCAAAACTCTGTATAAAGTCATTTCCAATCGTGGCTTTTTCCTCATAACCAATACCAACTTTATTAAAGTCTGCGTCAAACGCTTCTAACTGTGCATTTGTCGTAACCCTTCTGTCGATAGCAGGTATGTCCATATCAGTTTGTATGCTTAACATTTTGCTTATAGTTATTTCTTCTTTAGGGTTTTGTGATTTATAATAACCAATAAAATCATCTTTTATTAATTTATCTCTGTTTTGTATTTGTGCTTTAAAAGTTTCGTAAATCAACTGATCTTCTTTTTTTTGAGAAGAATCCCAATTTGCTTTTAACTGTAACATAGTTTCATTCGATACCAATTTACTTGAAAATTTTACAGCTTGAAAAGCAGATGAAGCCTTTAATTGTGCATTAACGCTTACTTTAAAATTTGCTGCTGCCTTATATTCTTCAGCTAAAATAAAATTATTATATACAATATCTTTGTTCTTTTTATTTTCGTCAGTTAATACGCCACTATTTCTAAGATTAGATTTAATATCATCAATCATAGTAAGAGAGTCCGATATAGCTCTTTTTGCCTTATCTTTTATTTCTCCATTTACTATCTGTTTCATTCTTTGCCTTGACTGAAAATTTGTTATCTCAGGCTTATACCGATTAGCACCTTTAGCATCTATGTTATCACGAATTGTAGTTAATTCTGATAGCGACATTTTTTGAACATCTACGCTAAGATTATTAGATATGTCATTAATTTCTTTAGCTAATAATTCGTTACGTCTTGTTTCTGCTTTTGCTTTTACGCTTTCTAATATTCTTATAGGTAACTTACTTGGGTCTACGTTTATCTTTATTCCTTTTTCATTGGTAATTCCTATTAAACCACCAGACTTGAGTCTTTGTAATTCTTTTTCAAATTCTTTGTCATCAGTAAACGCTTTGTCATTACTTAAAAATATATTACTTGCTAATCCATCTGCGTATTCGTTTTCTACTCTTTTTTCTTCTGCGTCTAATAATGAGTTTAATTTTAAATTAGTCTCAATAGAAAATGTTTCATTTTTTAAATTACCTTTTAATTCCGTTACTTCTTCTAAGCTATTCGCATTTCCTGATAATAAAGTATAATCATTTATCTTTATGACATTAGATGCCTGATCGAATGTTTTATAATCTAGGTTTGCAGTTTCACCATTTTCAGTAGCTATATTTATAGTCTCTCTTAGCTCTTGCTCCATAGCATTTCGTAAAGGATTGCCTATAGGCAATTTACTTATTTCAACAATTAAATTATTACTAGCATTTTTATGTAAGGTGGAATTATAGTCTCTCCCTCTATCAAAAGCAAAATTCTTAGCAACCTGCATCTTTGATCCCTGATGCAGTATCATTTGTGTTCTTATTGATTTCTGTTGGTTTGGTGTCAAACCTCTTTTTGAATAATTTTTTTCAAACTTAATGTTAAGATTTTTAATTTCATTTTCAGCTTCTGTTGTACTTCTAGTCTTGCTGTTTCTAATGACATCATTTACTTCATTATTATATTGTGTTTTCAATTCGGCAAATGCAGCCTTTGTGTTTTCTTCTTTTTCTTTCATGCCAAACTGATAAGCTACATCACTAGCTTTTCTAAACAAATCACCTGTAGCTAATTGAGCACCAACAAATGCTTGTGGGTCTGCTCTTACATTAAATTGAGTTGTAGGAGCCTTCACTCTTTGTCCTAATTGATCGTATGTAGGTATCTTTGGCATATCTTATCCCATCAATGTTGCTGCTTTTGCACCAGATTCAAGTAAATTTGCATAAGCTCTGGTTTTAATTGCAGATGCTCTTGATGCACCTGTAGCTCGTATCATAGCAGCCTGTGCTGTTTTTGCTTGCTCTTGTATGCTACTTGCGTATCTAATAGCTATTGCATCTTCTTCTGTTTTCATAAATGTATCTCTTAATGCAAGCAAATTACTACCAGTGCCTACGACAACACCTGACTTTGCAGCAGATACCCTTTGTGCTGAAACTAGTTTATCAGAACCTTGTCTTAGCCTTTCTTGCTCATCTCTTGCAGAACGCTGTAACAAAACTCTTTCATTTTCAGCAATTTTAGCATTGTACTCAGCAGTAAATTTTGCTTGTTTCGCAGCAGCTTGATCTGCCTTGAAACCTAGTATTGCACCTAATCCTGTTGCTGCTGCTGCTGTGTTACTTCCACCACCTTGCCCCATTACGTTACCCTCGCAAAACGATAATAGTCCGAACCATCAGGACCATACTTCTTCATTAAACCTTCATTCTCAAACCCTAGCCACTCTACATATCTTATAGCTTGCTTATCATTAGTATGCACGCTTGCTTGTATGCGTTGCAACTTTGCATCTTCTTGAACATGGTCTAATAATATACTGGAGTATTTAGCTGCTGCAAAAGGCTTGTCATAGGCAATACTTGACATAATAAACCATGCTTCGCCTACATCTTTCCACAATCCATATACACCACCAATCATAAATACCTTACTTTCTAGCAATGCTGTGTATGCACTTATGCAACTTTCTTTCATCATAGCTGCTTTTGAGCTTTCTGGAAAATGAAAATTAGTTTCTATCATTTCCAAATCTTCTTTTTCAAATCTTTTAATACTAAGCATCAAATGTATTAGACCTTCTCATAATAGCTAATATTGTCATAGGCAATGGCTGTGTCTGTCTTATAACAATCTTTGCATCATTATCATACCCTGATGGGAAAGATATTTCTTTATCCCCAGTAAACAATGGTACAGCTTCATCCATATTCATACTACTATCTCTAAATGGCAATCTGTCAAGATTACTTGTATCAGGACCTAACTCTGCACCAACTGTCTGAAAGAACCTAGCCGTAACACCATGTATTCTCTTTATCTTGCCTTGGGCAATACCATCTTCTGCACCTGCTTCCATACGCAATGTTTCAAGTGATGATGTGTACCCATAACCAATATGAACCTTTGATGCACTTCTATCTAATGTGATTGCACCATTGCTGACTGTTTTATCAGCGTGTGCAGACCCATCAGCTAAAATGGTTACTGTCACACCCTCAAGATGATTTAAGCCTGTAATAGACGTTGTGGCACTCCCACTGTATGTTAGTCCACTATCTACGAAGAAAGCATCTTCTACATCATCATTGAAATATAATGACTTGAGAAAAACTATATGTCTTACAGTCGCACTGTTAATTGTTCTTTTTACACTTAGATAAACCTGATCTTCAGCACCACTAGGTATAGCTGTTATACTTTCTACTATGCCACTGCCACCTAAACTGTGCTCATGCCAACCCACTGTAGCGTTAGCTCTGTCATAAGTTAATCCAATAAGTCTGCCATCACTGTGAACAAACCATAATAATAACTCAGGCTCTTGTTGCCAAACCATGTCAGTTAAGCCACCTCTAGCCAAATGATCTGCCAATACAGTTAAATCAACACCTAACAATCCATCTGTATCTAAATCAAAAGTTATCTCTTTTACTTTTTCTGCACCCTTTTGTATTAGTATTGTACTATTACCTGCTCTCAATGGCTTTACTGTACCTGTACCAAACGTAGTTTCTCTAAGAACATTTACATTTGTAGGTGTAACTGGCTCTGATCCTGCACCACCTGATAACGTAAACTCAGCACTTGTAGTTAATAATTGCAAGAATCTAGCTGGTAATAAGTGTTTTATCACGTTTACTTGGTCTGATGCTATCGTTACATTTATAGCTGCATCATCTTCTGTTCCAGGTGTGTGGTTCTCAAAATCAGCAGAAACGCTACCAAAGATAGTCTGTGGCTGACTTGTAGTTCCAGCAAAGTATAATCGTTCTTCATAGAAACCTATTGCTCTTGGGAACCCAGTAGTTGCACTAAAACTACCTAATGACCATTTTGTAGTCGCATTACTTGAACCAATAACTTGTGCTGGTAAAACCGATATACCACCATCATCTGTTTGAACTGATGCTGTAACTGTTGTTGCATTAGTAAATGCTGTAATCTTTACATACCCTGTATCGTCATGCCTGTATTCCCAATTCAAACTGCCATATGTTTCTGTACCTGATGTGTGTACTGGTGGCGTGTTACCTGATGTCTGCGTAGACCCAGTTGTATGTTTGTAGACATGACCATTAAATCTAACAAAAACATTGTTTGCATAACTTGTACTAGCTGCCCATTCATCATAGGTTATCTCTAATACTTCACGAAACCTTATTAATCTACCAACATCTGTGCTTGCAAATAAATCAGCACTTGCTGTAATCGTTACAGAACCATTGTCTGCTGAAGCGTGCAAAGTAGTTGTTGTTATGTTTTCATCAAGGTAAGGACCATCAGTAAAATCAATATCTGTCAATGTCCATGATGTATGGCTTGTTCTTGTTAACTTTGCAGGTTGATGACTATTATGTGCAAGAAACAAAACATCTGCTGATTGTGCAAAGTTAATGCTAGATAATTGGCTTGTCGTGTAAGTGCTTGTTATCTCTACTATTTTACCAACTGTTCCTGCACTTCCATAAGTTGTAAAAGCTGAACTGTTCACACCACTTAACTGAAATGTATTTGTTGTTTTTCCTGCAACTGTAAACTCTCTGTTGTTTACCTCTGTCATACCAACAACACCAGTAATAAACACTCTGTCACCATTATTCAAACCATGTGAATTAGATGTCACCACTGCTGGGTTTGCTTTTGTTATTGCAGATATTGCTGTAGTAGCTTCTGTAACTAAGCCACCATCTTTAAATACTCGTATGTAGTTATTACCAAACTCTAATACATAGGCTTGTGTATCGCTAAACTCAAAGTTAATCAATCTTACCTGACCACCATCTTTTGTGGTTCCTGCGTAAAATGTTCCAGGTCTGCGTGTTGTACCTCCCTGTGGGAATACAATCATATTATTTAAATCTTTTACAGCTTCATTATATTTCTGTAAATCAATCCTACCTTCTAATCGTGGAGAGATCTCACCTGCTCTGAAATTGGTGATAATAGACGATACTCTAGCCATATTAGAACCTTGCGTTAGTGTAAGTATCTGCCTGTAATTGTTCTGGATAACCCTCTAGTGCATCCATGCTCCTAGCTTCACTTAATCTTGCTTGATATAAAGAATACATAGATTGAGCTAAAGCATTACTACCAGTAATTGCATAAGCCGTTTCTGATGCAAGTCTGTGTGCAATCGTACTACTAAGCAAAGGATCAAACTGTTCTGTGTCTGTAACTCTACTTATATAAATAATAGAACAACTACCCTCATTCGATAATACCTTTCTACCCTCTATCTTAAACATCACATTACTGTCGTAAGCTGCAATGTCATTATTTACGTTAGAGTTCCAAAAAGATACAACCCTTAAACAATAAGGATCTGTTGGTAATGTAAATTGACTGGAGAATCCAAATGCAGGTGCGTCACTGTCTTTCGCTAACTCTGCTCTTGTTATAGCTACATTCCAAGTATGTGCTCTTAGAACAGCATCTCTTACTGTTTCAAATCTTCTGTTACAAAGTCGTGCTTCTTTAGAGTTTTCTGTCAATGCAGTAATAGTTGCTGCACCAAGTAAATCCATAGCTTCATTACAAATGTCTACTACTGACGGCATATCAAACTCCTAAAGGTAAGGAGCAGATTAACTGCTCCCTACATTTTTTTTAGTTAACAACATAGTGTATGATAAATGACATATCACCTGCTGTACCACCTGTTGCATTAAAAGTCGCTGCAACGTAGTAGTAACCACCTGGATCAACTGAAGCACCAGCATTTTCCCATAACTGAGTACCAATAGTATTTATATTGGCTGCTTCTGTTCTGAGATCTGCAACTGCTGTAGTTCCATCAGCAACTGCACTAGCATATAGATCTTCGTCTACAACTGTTCCATTTGTCTGATATAGACCCACGTTAAATGTGCAAGAACCACCAAGGGCATCTGCTGCAACACTTAAAGCTGTGATTGATGCGTTACTAGGAATTGGTGCAAGCATAACAATATCATTGTCTGTACTATCACCAGCAGCTAGTGCGACTGTACCCTGAGCAACACGCAAAACGCCATGTAGCTCGTGAGCATTACTTGCAACTTGAGGAGTAGCTTCAAAGTTAGCTACAAGAGTTGTGTTTTTAGTAGTCATTGTTCACTCTCCCTTAAGCTGATTCATCACAATCGATTTGCACAATCTTGGATTCTTCCATGCGTGTGGCTCCAACACTCATGCAATAATAAACCTGAGTAGCATAACCTTTGTCTGCTCTCTCGTCTATTCTTGCTGATACGTCTTTACCTATGCCTAGAGCAATCCCATCCTCTGCCCATGCGAAACATGAACGGATGTTTGATGCAAGCGATAGTCTGTTTGTTACAATAAATTTGAAACCCATGAATGTATCAACTTCACCCTGAACAAGAGCTTTGACTGTATTAAAGTCAGAACTTGTTACTGATGTAGTATTTAACAGAGCTTCAATCTGATTAGGACCAACTGCAATATATCTTGGTATTGATGGGTCAACGTCAGCTAAATCTAAAATCTTTTTAGCTTGAATTAACTTAGCAACAGACATATCTGCACTACCATTTGCAATCTGATTAGCAGCAGCAAAAGATGTAGAGGTTGAACCTGTTTCGCCTGTAAAAGCTGTTCCAAGTGCAGCAGAAATGATAACGTCATCCATTGCTCTACCCATTGCAGCAGCAGCAGCCATTGCATAAGAAGATGTTGGATCGATTAACATTCTGACTTTATCTTGGTCATCAATTAAATCGGCATACTCATAATCAGCTAAACTCACTCTACGCCTTGCGTGTGGTGTGTCTATCTGTGGAGTGTCGGCATGACGGCTGGTACGCAACTGTGCAGTAGCAACGCCTACCTGATCGAAAAAAGCATTTTTCCCTGTAATATTCTCTACACGAACTGTGTCTCTAAGACGGCTTCCCATCTGTTGAGATAACATCTGCACGTTAGCAGAATACTGTTGGACAAATGCTGTAGTTACTGTGGCTGACATTTAAGTCTCCTTCGTAAAAGTTACATTTGATTTATTTACAGTGTGCTACCCTTTACGGACACTCCTAGAATTTTTAGCCGACTTTAGGCTATCGTCTATCCGATTGTCTTGAGGACTCGTTGCCGAGCTACCCTTCATAACCCATTCGTAATATATATCAGCAAGTTTCTCTGGATGCAACAAATCTCTTTGTGTACCAAATTCAACTGCAAGCCGTAAACATTCCAAACGAATCTCTTGGTCAGGTGTTAATTCATGCTCCATGAATATATCCCATCAATTCCTGCATACGTTCTACTGCACGTTGCCTTCCTATAGGATCTTTTCTATTCCAATAGGCGTGTGTCTTATCATTCATAATACCATCAACTTCTTGTTGTGCCATTTGTGGTGTATAAGCTCTGTTAGTCGCATTGTCAGATACAGTATCTTCACTTGTAACAGTAGATTTAAAATCTCCCATAGCAGCAAAAGCCTTGATAAAAGCAGGATGATTACCAATTAATGTTCCATCTTCCAACTTCATCTGTAGCAACTCTGGACCTGCAAACTGATCTACAATCTCTTTTGCAGCCGTAACCTTTTGCTCAAAGGCTTGACCCCACTCTCTTTGTAGTTCTGCTGTTGTTTGCTCTGCCTGTTCTTCTGCTTGTTGCACCAAACCTTCGCTTGTTTGTTGAACTGTACTCTTATAATAATCTAATACACCTTGTGCTTGTTGTGGTGTAAGTCTTAGATTATGTGCAATATCTGCATATGCACTAGCAACTTCTTCAGTTATAACATTACCATCAACAGGTAACTCATATCCCTGTGGTGTTTCTGGTCTGCCTAACTTACTATAAATGTTATCTAAATCTTCTTCTGTAGGATTTTTTGGCAACGGAACTTTATCGCTACCTATCAATCTCTGTGCATTTACATAACTCCTAGCTAAATTACCAACATCTTTTATTGGTGATAGACTAGGGTGCTCCCTTAATTCTTCTGGTATCATTTCCATGAAACTGTTACCAGACCCACCTTGTGCAACCTCGGCTGGTGTTTCCAACGCTGTAGGCTGTACTGGTTCGGCTACCTGTTCAGCAACTTGTTCTGACATATTTACTCCTCTTTCATCATGTTATATATGTGTAGTATTACTGCCCTTTTACCTTCTTCAAAGGCTGTAGCATTGGCATCTCCAGCTACATAACTTGAAGCACGCCAGTTACAGCGTATCTCCAAATCACTTAACACCTTTTTACCAGCGTTATCCCCAAACGTATCTTTATACATAACTCTGAGTTGTGCCATCTGGTCATTCATTTGCACCAACCATTCTTACTGCTTGTGCTGCCTGACCAACTGTAGCCACATCCTCTTGCTCCATTTGTCTTTCCATCTGCTCTTGTTGCATCATTGCACGCTGTTCTCTTTCTTCATCAACGGCTGATTGTGGCTTCAAGACTCTCTTTGGAACACCTAAAGCATCAGTTAGATAAGTAACCAATCCATCAGGATCAATGTGATCTCCAACTGGTAATGATTGTGACAATGGCATTAGTATTTCTAA